CAGGATTTCCAAATGTCAATTTAACAACACTCGACAAAAACCCAAACGGTCAAGTTGAAATAATGAACGGATAATATGGCTAGATTAATCAATGATATAGCTGACCTAAAACGTCACATAATAGTATCAGCAACATTCGATTTCGCAAAGGTTTTGCCTTTTGCCAAACGTGCCGAACGCAAAATAACACTTGACCTAATCGGTCAGGAACAATACAACTCTTTTGTAGATTACACACAAGACCCTCAAAGTACTGCTCCAATTAATCAAGTGAAAGAACTTCTAGAGGAAGCCGTGGCTAATTACGCTTTGTTTTTAGCGATGCCAACAATCAATGTTTTGGTAACTAATTCTGGTACCAAAACTTCCGAAAATAAAGAAGCTTCAAATGCCGACTGGAAGGACAAACGCGACTTGAACCGTTCGCTTTTGAAAACTTACAACGAGGCTCTCGATGATGCTTTTCAATTGATGGAAGAAAACGTATCCGACTTTCCAGAGTGGCGAGACTCAAAATACTACACGATTTTCAAAGATTTAATTGTGCAACATACTGCACAATTCAATAATCACTTTTCGATACAAAAAAACCGCCAGACGTTTTGCGCTTTGAAACCATATATGCGGGAAGTTGAAGACCAATATTTAAAAGCAATGTTGGGGGAAGCAACCCTTTCTCTATTAAAAGCTAAACCAACTAATGCAGTGCTATCACAAGCACAGGACAATGCCCAAAAAGCAATTGTCGCTTTCACGGTTGCTAAAGCTGCTATAACAGGAACGTTCACTTTTACGGATAGTTCATTTACTGTAGCGTCTGACCAAATGCCATGGGAAAAACAAAGCGAACTTTCAAAAGAAGATCGAAATGATTTGAAGAAAGATCGCCAAAAATCTGGTGAAGAATATCTCAAGGAACTAAAAAGGGTGATCGTTGCTAATCCAACTGATTTTCCTGCATACCAGGACAAAGCCGAAAAAGGAATTACCGATAAAATTATTCGTAAAAAATCAGGATTGTTTCTGTAAAAACATGTCCTTTTCAAAATTGGATCATCACACTATTTTTGATAAAAACAATAAGAAATGCAAGTAGAAAAAGTACCCACAGCCAATGGCATCGACGACATCAAACTCATTGGAAAAAATGATTTGGAGCGTCAGTTTATAAAGCAACTAGCCGAGGCAGGTACTTTGTCTTGCATCAGTAGAGAGGTTGCTGATTCTGTAATGTTTCGACCTATCTCCGTTACGCCAGAACTCAGCTCTTATGTTTCCACAAAAAACAGCATAGGTAAATATGACTTCATTGTAAGACAAAACGAAAATCACAATGTCGATTTAAAATTTAGTTCTGATACTTCTCCTTTGAATTTAACCCAATATTCAGCAATTAAACTCCAAATAAAACACAGCAAGTCCGCTCCTCCAATTATCGAGTTGGCTATTGGTTCAGGACTGGAAATCTCAGGAGTAGATTCTAATGTTTTGAAAGTTTCTATGACGGCAGCACAAACGAAATTATTGACATGCGAAAGCTACTATTATGATGTGCTTACCGCTACACTAACATCGAATTTGTATTACTTAGAAGGAAAAATAACCGTTAAAAACACGGGGACACGATGAGCGAAATATTTATAAATGTAGATCCCGAAGATGTTCCAATTGTGAATATTACTGTAGATGAAAATTCAGCGCAATCTGCTATCGATGCCGCTGCAGCTGCACAAGAAATTTTGGAAAATATTTTAATTACAGCATCTGGAGGAAGGCACCCATACAACCAATTCAAATTTATTCAAAAAGGTTTCGGCAATACCGATTTGCAAAACGAACAAATAGGCGACATCTATTGCGGTTGGAGTGATGATGGAACCATACGTTACACAGAAGCAAAATGGCTAGGCGGATTAAAAAACAACGCTGATAATTTCACACCATTAGTACAAACACAAATTTAAAATTATGTGTAAATATATTATCACTTGGATTGTAGTTTCAATACAATCAGCTTCTTGTCCTAACGTTTCAAAAGTTTCTGAATTTGGAACAATAAATAGATCAAGAATGTCTTGCGCTGTTTATCATTTAGAAACAGTAAAAGAAACAAAGCAAAAACAATTTTATTCAAAAGATTCTGCTAGTTATTTTTTAAAAAACATAAACCAATATAAACCATCTGGATTTAACTTTTCTATGGAAGATAAAATAGAAAAAATAAAAATTGACTCAATTAAAATTAAATAAATCATGAAAAAAACAATCTTTTTATTATTGCTTTTTATAGCATCATTGCAATTAGAAGCGCAAACAACATTAGCAAATAAGCTAAAAATAACAGGAAACACAACTTCTGTAGATGCTTTAAAAGTAAATGTACAAGAAACTGATGGTACTGTAAACACAATTTCAAAATCCGATCTTGTAGATGCTATCATAGTTAATACTACGGCAGAATTAACCGCAGGTATTGGAAACATCAACAAGCTATACGCAACGCGTGATAACAATATATTGTATCGATTCAATGGTACTATTTATGTGCCATTAAGCGCTGATGTATCGGGCAAAGAAGACATAGTAAATAAATCTAGTTCATTTACAGTTTCAAGTATAGCAACATACCCAAATACTAAAGCGTTAGTTGACGGATTAGCAACTAAAGCAACAGGAACAGGAACGGTAAGTGGGGCAAATACGGGTGATGAAACAACTGCTACAATACAATCTAAAAGACCTTTAAAAACTATTGAAGGACAATCTTTAGAAGGGAGTGGTAATATTGATTTAGCTAAATCAGATGTAGGTTTGGCAAATGTAGATAATACAACAGATTTGCTAAAACCTATTTCTACAGCTACACAAAATGCTTTAAATGCAAAGCAAAACACATTAGTATCAGGAACAAATATTAGAACCATAAATGGTAATTCATTACTAGGCTCTACTGATTTAGTTATATCCGCAGGAACGGGTACGGTAACAAGTGTTACAGGAGCAAATGGAGTTACAGTAGCTACGGGAACAACTACACCCGTTATAGGATTAGGAGCTATTACACCAACTTCTATAGTAGCATCTGGAGCAATAAGCGGAAGCAATTTAAGCGGAACAAATACAGGAGACAATGCTACTAATACACAATACAGTGGCTTAGTTACAAACGCTACACACTCAGGAGATGCTACAGGAGCTACTGTACTAACATTAGCGACTGTAAATGCAAACGTAGGGAATTTCGGTACTGCTTCAAGTGTACCACAATATACGGTCAACGCAAAAGGACTTACTACAGCAGCGGCAAACGTGCCTATACAGATTACTCAAAGTCAAGTAACTTCATTAGGTACTGATTTAGGATTAAAAGCGAATTTAGCTAGTCCTACATTTACGGGAACGCCAAATTTACCAACTGGTACTATTGCCGTAACACAAACGGCAGGGAATAGTACAACAGCTCCAGCGACTACGGCTTTTGTAGGTAGTGCAATATCTACAGCAGACGCGGGTAATGTAAAGTTGACAGGAAATCAAACAATAGCTGGTCAAAAAACATTTTCATCAACACCACTTTTTAATACTGCTATTCTTCTTAAGCAAAACGGAATAAACGCATACAATGTTATTGAAGCCAGAGATGGAGAAATTTCATTAGGTGTTAATAGTGGAACTGCTTTAAATTTTAAACTAAGAAATAATGGTGTTGAATTTGGTTCTGCGGGGTTAATAGCTAAAATATCAAACAATTTAATAACAGGAAATAAAAGCTATGAATTACCAGATTATTTCGGAGTTAGTCCTATGACTATTGCTCTTGTAAATAATCCAACACCTATTACAGCCACATCTTTCATCAAATCCTCAGCACCCGCAACAAACATACTTTTAGCAAACGGAACGGATATAACACAAGCTAGTTTGCCTTTTTTACCTTTGAGTGGTGGTACTTTAACAGGTGCTTTAAATGGAACAAGTGCTAGTTTTTCAGGAGCGTCTAATTTTGCAACTACTTCTGGAAACGTAGGTATAGGGACAACAACAGCAACTAGAAAATTATCAATTGGTGGTAATGCTAACGCGTATCAATCCTTTGAAAAAACAGGTCGGGTAGTTACTATTGGATCAGATAGCGAAGGTGCATTTATAATAGCGGATGATACAGACGGAGCGTATAGATTTGTAATAAAACCAACAAACGGCAATGTATTAATAGGAACTCAAACAGACAACGGGGCTAAACTTCAAGTTGCAGGAGCAGCCACATTCTCTTCAAACATAACTGCAGGGGGTAATCTAAATTTATCGGGTGGGGGTTTTTTTACTGAAGGATTAGAGCTTAGAGGTAGAACACTAATTAGATCAGAAGTTACAAATGGAGATTTAAAAGTATTTCAGTATAATAGTAGTGGTTCATACCTAAGGGACGCTCTTAATATCAGTAATGCTACAGGAGCTGCTACCTTCTCTTCAAGTGTAACGGCTTCAGCTTTAAACATAAACGATTCTAACAGTTATACTTTTGGATCGGGTTCGGTTAAAGTGCTAGGAAATTCAGCAGCTAATGTAATGGATATTCAAACCAATAACACAAGTGCTTTGTTTATAGGCTCAACTCAAATACCTAGATTTTCAGCATTAGCAGGAACAGGAACAAGATCAGTAGTCACAGATGCTAGTGGTAATTTAAGTGCAGTTGCATCTGTAGATTCAAGACCTTATAAAGTTTACACAGCTTTATTATCTCAAACAGGAACAAATGCACCTGTAGCAACTGTTTTAGAAAATAATTTAGGGGGCACAGTTGTTTGGACTAGGTATGGACCTGGTGGATATTCTGGAACACTTACAGGGGTATTTACAAGTTTAAAAACATGGTCAACAATAAGTGGTAATTACAATACTCCTAATTCATTTTTAAGATTAAACCGTACAGATTTAAATAGCATGTCTATTGTGACAGAATCTGGCACATCTACTTCTGATAACATTTTGGAGTTAACATCAATTGAAATAAGAGTCTATAATTAATCAACAAATATAACTGAACAATCATGCAAAAATTTTTACAACAATTACTCGGAACAATAGATTTTCCAACTTACGCAGCTTGGTTTGTTTTAGCTTTTATTGGGGCATTTACTGCTATTCTAATTAGAGCAAAAGTAAAGTATAAGTCTAGCGAAGAAACTCCAGATAGCTGGTCTTGGAAATTCTTAATTCAGGATAATCTAATTAATTTATTGGTTGGTTTTTTTATCACTTTTATTTTTTTAAGATTCTCAAATGAAACTTTAAAAATGGAACCAACAGCTTTTGGAGCATTGATCATTGGAGCAACTAATAACGAACTCGCTTTGCTTTTTATGAAGTTCAGCATGAACGCCCGAAAATAAATGGAAGCTATGACACCAGAAGAAAAAATAAAATTTGAAAAAATGGAAACCACCGTGGAGAATATACAAAGGGATGTCATGGAAATTAAAGCGGCATTGTTAGGTAATAGCATGTCTGGTGATCGCGGGTTAGTTGGTAGGATTGAAGTATTAAATGCTTCTCACGAAATTTTAGAAAGTCAAGTAAAAACATTAATCGAAGAAAAAATAAAAAACGCGCTTTACATCCGACTAATAAACTGGCTTTTAATAGTAATCGGAACAGCAGTAATAGGCGGTCTTGTGACCTTGTTTTTTAATTTATTAAATAAATAATCATGAAATCACTTGCTAAAAAATACAAATCACTTTTCGAAAATTACGCTTTAAACACCGTTTTAAGAATATCCCATTTCTTGGCACAAATAGGCCACGAAAGCGGTTTTATCCTAAAAAGAGAAGATTTGTACTATACAACTATTGGTGGTTTGCGTAAAACTTTCAAAACTCCATTTAAAGGTAAATCAGATGCTTTTGTTTCTCAGTATTTACGCAACCCCGAAAAATGTGCAAATTACGTCTACGCAAATAGAATGGGTAACGGAAACGAAGCTTCTGGCGATGGATGGCGTTTTCGTGGCGGTGGATACCTTCAAAATACTGGTAGAAATCAGTTTACATGGCTTACTAATGTTACAGGAATTGATTTTATAGGTCAACCAAATCTAATACTTATTGAAGCCAATGCAATGACTGCTGCTCTCGAATACTGGAAAGCTAACGATTTAAACTCTTACGCAGACAAAGATGATATTGATGCCCTTAGTGACATTATTAATATAGGAAGAAAAACAGTGGCGTACGGCGATTCAAATGGATTCGCGCACCGCAAAATATTATTGACACATTTTAAAAATGAAGCCGCATGAAAAATCAAAAAATAAGACTATTTATATTGTTCACAATTGCAATTGCATTGTCTCTTGCATTGAACTCTTGTAGGTCAGTAAAAAAAGACAAAAGCAGTTTGACAGAAAGTGCCAAAAATGAGGAAGTTAAAACGGAAACCGAAACCGAAAAGGAAGAATCCAACGTGCAAAAAACCGAGGAAATAAAAATCAATTCTCAAACCGGAACCGTTACCAAAAAAACAACTAAACGACCTGCAGACAACACAAAGCCTGCAACCGTAATTGATAAACATGGCAATAAAACTACACTCGAAAATGCTGTTTTAGAGGAAGAAGAAACCACAACCAATAATATCACTACAGCCGATCAAAAAACCGCTCTTGACATAAAATACAAAAAAGAAAAAGAGCGCATAATGGCTCAACGAAAAAAAGAAGACCTAAAAATAAAGCAAGAACAACTTGCACTTCAAAAAACTGGCTTTAATTTTTGGCAATTACTCTGGTTGATCATTCCTGCAGGCATATTGGTGATTTATAAATTCAAGGATAAAATATGGTGGATCTAATGCAGGAAAAACTAAGAGTACTCAAACTAAAAAAAGCCAGACTTTGGTCAGATATCGAATCACTCGCAGAAGTTAGTGATTCGACTTATTTAGCTTTTGGAAAAATACAAGCCGAAATAATGAAGCTCGAAAAAGATATAGTTCGCGAAACCGAAAATCCACTTCATGAGAATTAACTTCAAAATAGCACAACACTGGAACGATCTCACGGAATGGCAAATCAAAGCCATTGGGCGGTTTATGTTTACGTCCAGAAACGAGCAAACCGAAACCAGGCTTTTCAAGAAAGTTGTGCTTTCTATTCTAATTGTACCAAAACCAACATTCAAGAATATCATAAAATCAGTGATTTTGTTGTTGCAAGTGCCATTTTCAGAACTAGAACAATACACGAATTTCGTCTTTGATAAAAAAGAATTACTCACCCGTTTTCCTGATAAAATAAAAATTGGGAGATGGCCGTTCCGCAAAACCGTTTATGGTCCTGCGCCACGTTTGGCAAATACCACAATCGAAGAGCTATCCTATGCAGATACTTTTTATTACAAATGGATGACCGAAAATAACCCAGATGATTTGCACCGGCTTACGGCCATCTTGTATCGACCATCCGCAGAACCAACTCAAGAAGACAAACGAATTCCGTTCTCTAGTTTGATGCTCGAGAACAATTCCCGCATAACAGATGCAATCCCGTTGCCTGTGAGTTTATGATTGCACACGCTTATTACGGCTGTCGCCAAAACTTTATAAACCGACACCCAAACGTATTTCCTCAAAAAAAAGTACTAGAAGGCGAAGAAGAAAAAACACCCAAAAAGCCAAAACCATATCAGCCGTTTTCTAAAATAATAGATGCGTTTGCAATGGATGAAGTGCAAATTTTCGGGAATCATCAGCAAGTTGAAAAAGTTTTTTCACCAAAATTCCTCTCCATCTATGAGGAATCCATCAAAAGAGAACGAGAAAAAGAACGTAACCGAAAATAAAAACACATGGCACGAGTATTATCATTCAGTAAAGTAGACGATTTTTTTAAAGATTTAGCAAATAAGCATGTAGATATCAATGATTATTGCAGCACATCAGTAGAAGAATTAGCGGGCAAAATAGGATCTGTAGCAGGAATACAATCTCCTATTTTAGTTTTTTTCGACTATTTTGGGAAGCTTTCGGGTACTGAGCAGCGCACGTTCAACAATAGATCGCTCGCTTTTTCTATATTATTTAATAAGGTACAAGCAGATGATTTCCCTGCGCAAAGAACCGCCGTTAATACTGCAGAGGAAATAGGTTTAGAAGTTTTATCCAGAATAAATGTGCAAAGTAAAATGCCCGACATTGGTTGGCTTTACAATAATTTCGATAAAAACACTGCAACATGGGAAGAAGTTATTGCCGAAGGTCAAGACGGGTTTTACGGTATGGAATTTCACTTTGATTTAAAAACACTAGAGCCACTTGTGGTAACTCCTGAAAAATGGAGTGATGGAAATATATTTTGTACATAAATGAGGTTTCCCGTAAAGCACAAATCATTTTTTGTTTTTATGTTTAGCGATTGACCAATTAACACGAAAAATTATGAGTACAGATTTAGAAAAAACAATCAGACCGCTGATTGAGATTGAGATGTCTTTAAGCCAGCAACGAATGGCATTGCACGAAATGTTTACTTTGGCAGTGGCCAATGCCCCAGAAAATGAAACCGACAATTTTACTGCAAAAAAACTAACACCGGTATATCTTGCCTTTTGTCAGTTACTAGAGAATATTGCTGAAGTAAGTTAATCTGTCACCGCAAAAACAAATAATTAATCCCCCAAAAATACCACAGCCTACATTCGTGTAGGTTTTTTTATATATTTACAGTTCATTAAAAAAATAAAACTATGTTCTCAAAAAAACCATTTGCTGATTTAAGTAACAAAACAGAAAAAGAATTGCTAATACTTCAAACACAGGCTATTCTAGAAAGTGAAAAACACATCAATAGAATAAAAGACAATGTTCTTTTTTATTTTTATGTAGGTCTGATTGGAATTATAGTTTTTTTATTGTCAACAGTATAAAAATGAGTTACAATAACCCATACTATAATAAAGACAAGTACAATTGGCTTTTTAGAATCCTTATTGTAATTATCCTGCTTGCTATCATAAAAAAACTCCTATCGTAATGATAGGAGTTTTTTGTTATTGCTCTTTTTTGCATTTTAAATTGAGCAATAGTAATTTTTCGTCCTCAATTTTTAATGTTTTTTTGAGGTTTAAACTTTTCCTTATTGCGCAAAAAACACCTCGAAATTGTGCAATAAGGATTTACAAATCCATTTTTGTTTGATTATTAATAGCTTTCCATTCTTCGAAAGTCGTTTTTCTAAAAACGTCTCGTTCTGTTCTAATATCTCTTAAAAGTTTTTCAGCATTTTTGAAATGGCTTCGAGCTTCTGATTCTTTATCAACAAAATTGTTTAGTTTTCTTTCCTTTTCTTCAATAAAAACAGCATGTTCTGTAAAATAATTGTAAAGAGCATCATAACACAAGTTTTTATAAACTTTTAGGGATTCTCTAATTTCCTCTTTTACACTTTTAGATGAAATTCCAAATAGCCATCCTAAAACATATTTTAATGGAATGCAAGACATATCTCTATCTTTTCCGTCGGCTCCAACTGTGGTGCTCTGCACCACAGTTGAACACAAAATATCATCATCTTTCATTTTCTTTAATTGACTAGAATAATCAATTCCAAGTGCTTCACAAATTGGTTTTACAGGAACTAATTTTTGTCCTGATTCATCGATTACAATTACAATTCCTTGATTGTTGATTGTCGAAATTAATTCTGTACTCATAATTTTTTGTTTTTTAGGTTATTTCACCTGCGAATATTCGCAGGTTAGTTTGTTTTTTTTGTCTTTTTAACTCTGTTTTTTGTAATTGACCTGCGAATATTAGCAGGTCAATTCGTGCTTAAATAAAAATTCCGTTTGCGTGTTCTGGCATTTTACTATATAATATTTGGTCAAACCACCAATAGAACTTAAAGTCTAATTCATTCGTCATTTTATAAATCAAAAATTTATGCACATAATAGTTGCCGTTTTCAACTAATAAAACATCTTCAAATTTGTAAGAGTCGTCTATAAGTTTGGACTTATCATCAATTAAGTGGCTAATCCATAGTTTCGCCGGTTCACTTTCTAAAAATTCACTTAGATTAATATTTAATAATTCTGCAATGTCAGAAGCATTAATCATGTAATTTCCGTTTTCATTCAAATGCCAGTGAATTGTTTTTTCTTGGTAAACTCCAAAAATTCTTTTGTTCTCAATTGTTGTTTTCATAGTATTTATTTTTAAAAAAAAGAAAACCACCTTAAATCAGTAGGTACGAGCTACGTCATCAAGGCGGATTCTTTTAATATTTTCAGTGTTGTTTGTTACGCTCGTACCTGTAACTGATGCAAATATACATATATCTATACATAAAACAACATATTTATACATTAATCTATTGATATAGTGCGAATTATGTAAAATAATTGGGGTAAATGCACCATTGTATTAATAAAAAAAATACATTTGCTTTGCTGAATATAAATTACCAGAAACATTATGTTTCAATCAAAAAAACTAAATAGTCCACCCACAACATTGAAGCTCGGAGTAAGACCGAGTATCTTCGAGGTAACTTGTGTTCAGCAGTCTTTGTTGTGGGCTTATTTAAAAACCTCTTATCATGCTGAACACAGAGAAAAACACCCAAGTACTTACTATTGACGAAGCCATTGCTCCAATAGTACAAGCAGGAATTAACTTTCGCGAACAAAGAAGGTTATTACACGAAATGTTTACCATGTCAGTCGCTAATGCGCCAGACAATGAACTCGACAACTTTACGGCGCAACGCCTATCTCCTTTTTATCTGGCAATGTGTGAACTACTCGAAAATCTCGATTCTATTCACGATATTCACGCAGATAATATTATTTTTTGCATGGATAATTCAACCAAAAATTAATAATTTAACCCATTCAGTACAGGAAATTGTGACGTGAAAGTCTCAATAATATCCTATATTTGCCCTGACCAATCATTTTATACACGAAGAGTGCTCCTTGTTAAGATACTTAACACGGGAGTTCTCAGGTTTCGGGTAGCGGGAAAAAAAACCGTCCGGCTTCATTCTTCGTGATGATTGGTCAAGCGGTAAAGGGGACTCCCCTGTTCTGGATCTAACATCAATTAGTATGGAAATGTTTATTTTAGATTACAAAAACGAAGTCAAACGACTGATTTCAGAAAACTACGAGCCAGCTGATTCGTTGTCTAAAGAGTTTAAAAAAACGACACAAGAACTTACCTATGAGTTCATGAATGTTATTCCTAACAATGCAATAGATGAACATCTTGTTTATGAAGCACTCAGGGAATTAGGCTTTGAACCAAAAGAAGAAAAGCCATTAGTATATTTCTGGTACTTCAAACGAAAAAACAATATATAATCAACCTATAAGTTGATTTTAACCATCCACTCGGATGGTTTTTTTATGTCCTTTTGCCACTGCTTAAAAACTTGGAAATTGCTTCAAAATTCAAGGGTATGGAGATAGTAAATATAGAAGCTGAGGAAAGAAAAGCAGGAAGCATCGCGAGAGTTGCGCTGAAAGCATCGCTGATCAATCAAATAAAAACAACCTTTAATAGGCGTAGTGGTGCCTTAGAGAAATCAACAGTAAATGCTAAGTACAAGAATGGTAGTTTAGATCGTTTGACTATTTCTTCTCCTAAATATTCTTTTACACAACACTTTGGCTCTACTCTTACCGGAACTCAAAAAGCTACGGAACGAAAAGCTACTTCCGTAAAATCCTTTCAAAGACATCTGGAAGGAAAGGTTAGTGAAGTAAAAACCCATGAAAGAAGAGGTGGTTCTGTTCGTTCAATGAGGAAAAACGAACCTTACAAAGCTACCAGCCATATAAGCAAAGCATTGCAACAAACTAATGCCTTAGAAAATTTGGCAACTGCTTTAGGGAACAATAGAGTTGTATTAATCACTTCACAAATAGATTTCTAATGGCTGAAAATATAAATAGGAAACTCAATATCTATATAAATGACAAGGAAGTTGTCAATTCAATGAGCGGAGTTACTCGTGCAATGGCTGCAACGCGCAATGAAATCCGCACTTTAAATAAAGGGGCTGATGATTATAATGAGCGATTAGCAGAATTAAAAGACACTTATAACAAACTTGCTCAAGAACAGGATAATTTTAAAAAACAAATAGCAGGTGTTCCATCACTACTTAACAAAATTAAATCAGAATTGGGTCCTGTGGCATCTGGAATGATTGCTGCGTTTTCAGTAGGTGCGCTTATTGCAGGATTTAGGAGTGCATTTAGTGGAGCTAGTAAAACTATTATAGATTTTGAACAAAAAATTGCTGACTTAAAAGCAATAACTGGTGTAACTGGTAAAGATTTGGAGTACTTAGAAAATAGAGCTATTGAACTAGGCAAGCAAACAAAAGGTGGTGCTGAAATGGTTGTAGAAGCCTATAAATTGATAGCTTCTGCAAAGCCTGAATTACTGGAAAACGTAAAAGATTTGAATGCTGTAACTGAGGCGGTTTTAACGCTTTCACAAGCTTCAGGTATGGAATTGCCAGAGGCAGCTACAAAACTGACGGATGCAATGAACCAGTTTAATGCTCCAGCTAGTGAAGCTGCATTATTTGTTGATGCATTGGCTAATGGTGCGAAATACGGTGCCGCTGAAATTCCTGAAATTACAGAATCCTTATTACAATTTGGTGCTGTAGCCAGAAGTACTAATGTTAATATTCAAGAAAGTACTGCTTTAATAGAGTTGTTGGCCGAAAATGGATTAAAGGGTGCCGAGTCTGGAACCGCTTTAAGAAACGTGCTTTTGAAATTGTCGGCTCCAGATGCATTGCCTAAGGAGGCAGTAAAAGAGTTTGAAAAATTAGGAATTTCAATGGAGTTTTTGAAAGATCAGTCTATTCCAATTCACGAGAAGATGCAAGCCTTGAAGCCTTTGCTTGCAGATAACGCTTCAATTGTCAAAATTTTTGGAACCGAAAATGCCACAGCTGCAATCAACATAATCAGCCACACTGATAGATTGGGTGAACTTATCGGTAAGATGAACGAATACGGAACCGCTCAAGAGCAAGCCGATATCAAAACGAATACATTACAAGGCGATTTAGATAAATTAGCTTCTCGATATGATTCATTAGTTCTTTCTATCAATAAAGGAACTAGTTCTGTGGCAAACTTTGCTAGAACGGCAATTCAATCACTAAGCAATTTACTAGACTTTACAGCATTGCTTTTTAAAGATGAAAATCAATTGACCACCTATTTCAAAAACCTTGGTAAGGATAAGGGATCAAAAGAATTCGAGGCTGTGATGCGAAATATAACAAGTGCTACTAAGGAACAGCAAGAAGCAACTAAAAAAGAATTGTTGTTTAGAGAACGTGAAAATATCAGGGTGAACAATGCAATTGTTAAGGCTGAAAAAGAAAAAAGAGCTTCTGTACTTGGAGGTGATAGGGCATTGTTTCATTTACAAACAAAACTGGAAGAGGATGCTTTGGTGCAAATTGGAAAGTCAGCTCAAAAAATCAAGTTAATAAAAGAATCTACTCAAAAAAACACTACAAAAATACCTACAGGCAATAGTCAAACGGGTCAAAGTGTAGGTAATGATGATGCTGAAAAAGCAAAAAAAGACAGAGAAAAGGAATTAGCTGATGCCAAAAGACATTCAGAGGATTTATTGAAACAATTAGAAGCTTCTAAAAAAGAATTATTGGCTACGGAGCGCAGTTTTGATGATTTAAAACTTGCCAATCAAAAAGAGGGCTATGATAAAGAGTTGGCTTTGCTTAATGAAGAGTCCAGCCGTAAAATTGAAGACACCAAAAGCAAAGTATCTCAACTTCAGGAGGAAATAAATAAGCTTAATGCTGATGCAAAAGACCCTAAAAATTCTAAAGATGACATTGCGGTTATCAAAGCCACGATTGCCAATAAAATAGCGGCGCAAATTGATTATTCTGCTAGTTTAATTGATATCGAGCAATATAGAGTATCAAAAGTAGCAACGCTTCAAGAAAAGTATCTTCAAAAAGATATTCAAGATCAAGAAGATGCCAATGCCCGTGCGCTTCAAAATTTACAAACGAAGCACAACAACGAACTGTCATCGATTACCACGCTTCAAGATGCTAAAACAGTTCTTTCTAGTTATTTATCTGAGGATGAATTAAAGAAAGTAACTACTCTTGAAGACGCAAAAAAGAAAGTAAAACAACAGTTCCAAGAGGAGGAATTAACGCTTCAACAGAAACATCTTGTTGAAATGATGGCTCAAATACAAGCTGTATTCGAGCAAGAAAATATACAAGGAATTGAGTTGATTACTCCTGAACAAAGGGAATTATTACTTAAATTTTTAGATGAAGCAGCTGCTAAACTTTCAGGATTAGGAGTTTCAAAAGCTGAAAATAACACTGAAGAAACTGATCCATCGGCAGGTATTAAATCATTGTCTGGGATTGACATTCTTGGCTTTACTGCTGAACAGTGGCAGGGGGCATTTGATAATTTAGACAGTTTCGAGGGTAAAATGCAAGCTCTTGAAGTCGCTGTTGGAGCCGTAAAAAATGCCTTCGGAATGTATTTTCAATTTTTGGAAGCAGGCGAAAAAAGAAATTTACAGAAATTTGAAGCCAATAACCGCAAAAAACAAGCTGACTTAGCTGATCAGTTAGAAAAAGGATACATCACGCAGGAAGTTTATAATGCAAGAAAGGCAAAACTAGAGGCGGAACTTGCCAAGAAAAAAGCGGAGATTGAATTCAAGCAGGCCAAGCGTGAAAAAATAATGAAAGCTAGTAGTATTATCGCTAATACTGCTATGGGTATAATGCAAATTTGGGGACATTCTCCAGATCCTACAGGAATAAGTCAAGGATTGTTAACTGCAATAATTTCGGGAATAGGAGCTGTTAATTTAGGTTTAGTTTTGGCTCAGCCATTACCGGATAAAAATGGTTTTTATGATGGAGGTTATACTGGTTCTGGTCCTGAACGTAATTCTCCTGGACCCGTACATTATGATGAATATGTAGTACCAAAAAAAGTATTGTTTTCTAATGATCCCGTAATGCCAAACATTATGAGTTATCTCGAAGCAAAACGCCAAGGCAAAACGCCACAGATGTTGCAGGATCAAAACATAGTACAAGACAATATGCAAAGTGGTTCTACGCCTACTCAGGAAAATTTTGCTACTATTAAATTATTGGATAGAGCTGTAGATGTATTAGAAAAACTAGAAGAAAACGGCTTTCAAGGATACCTTGTAAATGACATTAAAACCGCAAAAAAAATGAGAGACAAAATCAAAGAGGTAAACAAACTAGAATCTAACGCAAAACTATAATTATGGCTAATACAAGCGCAACAATTACTTTTAATCAAGATTTGGCAGCTGGCGCCAATTTAGGTTTAAGCATATCCTTGAGTGGCAATCCTTTTTCTATACCTATAACTTATGATTATATATTTACATGGGTTAATGGAAGCCCTGGAGATCGTCAAGTTGAAATTGGAGTACCAACTGCAATCGCTGGTGAAGTTTCGGCTATTAATTTTGTTACAGCCTTTAATTTAGCCGCATCAGGGTACACAGCAAGTAGATCTAATAATATAGTTACAATTACTGCAGGTGCAAACTCTATTGCTTTTGGAACAACTGAATTTTACTCCCCAGTAACTTATTTTGACATATTTACGGGTCAACTAGTTACTGTTGATAATGATCCTAGCATAGGAATGGTTATATACAATGCACCCCCAGCATCATTGTTTAGTTTTTCACCTGAAAACATGAGTTTTGTACATGTAAAAAATGACCCTTTACCCTCTAAAGTAATAACGATTTCAGGGAGTTTATGGAAAATTATTGCGAAGCCTAATTTTGTATTAAGCAGTATGAATACTGAGGTGGTTATTACGTCTGTTACTGATGTTTCAGGAACATATATGATAGCTTCTGGTTCAGGTGCCGCAGAGGTTTACGTTACTTTGAGTAACTATTATAATGGAGACGTTGTTTTTTCTGGTTCTGATTTAACGGGTAGTTTTTCTATACTTGAAAATGATATTGTAAAAGGAAACATCAATTATGTCATAAGTGTAATTAGACTATCAGACTTTTTGAAAAATCCTTTTACTCCTGGTAAGTTATATTTTTCTCAAGAATTGGATTATCTGTCGTTTGAATCTAAAACACCCAATACTTACATTGATTTAAGTCTTGAAATAAAAGTATTCAAAATCAATACCTATGAACCAATAGTTTACAGTAGACCTTATAAATTCCCTTTGTTCAAAGGAAAAGGGGATTTTCATATTGGCAGTATCGTTCATGAATTATTTGAAGAAGTTCAAGAGCTTTCAGATTTTGTACCTAATTTAAAAAATAATTATTCTAAGACGCAATATCGCCCTGCTGAAATCACGTTTACTTTTGAAGAGAAATCATTTGGAGTGCCAGTTCCTGGACTGGTGACAGGTAATATACCAATGTTTAAAATGGTAAAAGGGCACAAGCCATTTACTACTGAAAATCAATTGGCATTATTAACCGTATCACAGCAAGAAGTAACCAGAATAACGCCTAATTCATTCGTAGGAACTTCATTTGTGTATTTTGGAACACCTAGAATTATTGTAAAGCATAATAATGCTGTTATAGATGATTTTGAAATTGAAGAAGCTGACGAAAATAAAGTAATTTTCTCTTATTTCCGATTTGTGGACAATTTAAAGCCCGGAGATAGCTTGGACTTAATCATCGTAAATGGCCTTGAAACCCGCACACAACGTTTTGTTGTTTTTCAGCAAGGAAGACGCAGTACTTACTTCTTTTTTGAAAACAATAATAGTATTCTGGAACCTTTTGAATTCTCTGGTAGAAGAAGAATTTCAACCCCATTAAAACATATTACTACCCAAAAATTTAAAAACTTACACAGTTATACATCAAAGGTTAAATCTGAAATTACGCAAACCATGATTGTAAATACGGGTCCATTGACTAAAAACGATCACCGAATTATTACCGCACTTGTAGCGAGTGAAAAAGTTTGGTGTTCACTGGATACTCCAGACGGGCCTTATTTTAGAGTTGATTCAACTACTAATAAAATAGAAAATCAGGATACTTCTGGTAGTGAAGAAGATTTTAATATTGAATTTAACATTTTAGAAAACGCCAATGCTTGTATTTATCCACGCTAATTTTAAATTAGATCTAACGTATCTCAATGTTACTTTTACTGAAATAAACCAATGGTTTAAAGATGATTTTTCAACGGAGAACTCGATCCCTTTTGACTTATATCTTGACTCTGAACTTTCAAAAGATAGTGGCTTTCAATCACATTACAATGCCAATAAAAACCAAACTCTTTTCAGTGGTTACTTGGATAATGACGGTGAACTTAAAGCGGCTGTTTTGCAGTTTTTGAGTATCAAGGGTAGTTTTATAAGTGCTGTTATTAAATCGGGAACTGAAAATTTTCCTAATTTCGACAAAAAACTATCTGAATTAAATTTAGAATTTAAAACAGTTGATAACATCGTTACTGATGCGGTTTCTGTTATTTCTAAAGGATATCCTGAAACGAACTATAACTACCCGATGGTGCATACTGATAAGTACGACCCTACAAACGATGAATGGCACGGATTCGAAAAAACCATAAATAAGTTTGTGGCTGGACAATTTTTGACCAATACACTTGATTTAAATACTAATATTGATTCTATTCGAAATATCATGCAGCCGCTTCCTTATTTGATGCATGTTATACAAACTGGTATTGCTGATGCTGGTTTTACTTTGGCAGGTGATATATTGCAGGATAGAGATCTTCAGCAAGCTTTACCTTTTCGTGACGGAGAATACTATCTACAGCAATTAAAAAACGAAATTCCAATTGTTGTCAAGAACAAAGAGTGGAGTTCAATTTTTGGTACAATAAATAATCGATCTCATGTAAATTTCAATAAACAGCTGGCCATAGAAAAAAAAGGCGACTATATCCTTTTTGGGACTATCCCGAGTATTTATTTTTCTCAAGGAGGATCCCGAACTTCAAGACTCTATATTTCAATTGAAACGATTACCTCTTCAGGAACGTCACAGGTTTTTAGTGTTGATTATCTTTCTTATCGACGAATTCGTCCTGACCATCCAGTTGAATTGAGTTTTAATATTGACATACCCTTGTCATTTAATGTAGGAGATAGTATTGTTATAAAAAAAACAGAGGTTCGTAGAGATGAAACTCCATCTATTACGCCTGATTACCCAGAAGCTGTTTCTTTAAAACTAATTCCAGTCCGTTTCAGGAACCCCGACGGGTCTCCCATTATTTCTACTTTAAACTTAAATGAAATCAATCTTCAAAAAGTTGTTCCAGACATGACCTTTAGAGATTTAATTATGATCATTAAAAATTGGAAGAACTATGAGTTCATTCCTGTTGATAATGTAATTTACATGAATAGAATTTCTTTGAAACTTAATAGAGATGCTGCAGTAGACTTAAGTGAGTTTGAGATTGAAGAGCCGGAAAGACTATTTCATGAAGACCGTCAGTTTGAACTTTCATTTACTGATGGGAAAGCACATGAAACCTACATGTACGATTCACTATTAGTATCAAAAGATAATACGGTCGTGAATAATTATATTTTAAAAGACACTGTGAATCCTATTAAAATTGATGCCTTGCCGCTTCCTGTAATTACAAGAAATGGCGTGACAACTGCATTAAGTTATGAGGATCAATCCTCAAAGCTTCGCTTAGTATTTATGAGGCCAATGATAGAAGGAGGGTCTCCTATAACGTACTGGAACGAAAATGTATTAATACCTACCGTTTATGAAAATGATTTTAAGGAATGGCTAAAATTCAGAATCAATTCTCTCGCTTGGAACTGGGATTTTATCATGTCCGTAGAGAAGTTTAGGGAAATAACAATACAGACATTAGTTTACGCCTATGGGAATTATCATATTTTCTCTGAAATTGAAAAAGAGCGTATCAATAGTATGTTTTGGCGGATCACGGCAAAAACCGAAAGTTTGTTGTAAAAGAAAACCGCTATAATAGCGGTTTTTTTGTTATTAGGTTGTCTAAATTAAATATCTGGGTATCAACTATGCTGTCTACTATGTGAACGTAAACCATAGTTTCTCGAATACTAGAATGTCCTAGTAGTTTTTGCAGGACTTCAACTCTTCCCCCGCAAATTAGAAAATTAGTAGCAAATGAGTGTCGTGCAACGTGAAAAGTGACGTGTTTCCGAATTCCACACGCTTTAGCAATATTTTTTAACTCTGCGTTGATATGTTTCTCTGAATATTTAGTAGCAAAAACTTCTTTTTCGCCAATAAAAGTAAGTGCAGTTTCGTTGAGTTGAATTCTTTGAAACTTTCCAGTTTTAACCGCTGTAAAAGCTAAAACATTACCAATGATGTTATCGGTAGTTATAGCTTGACTGTCCGAAATTCGCAATCCGGTAAAACATGAAAATAAAAACTGACCTAAAATTGATTTAAGATTTTCATTTATAAAATTTGAATTATAAAACTCATTCATTTTTGTGATTTCTTCACCGTCTAAAAATGTCCTCTTACTAATTGGACTGGGTGTTTTGATATCTTTATATGACAAAGCCGTTTTGATTCCTTTGTCATTCGCAATGTGTAGGTATTTTTTAAAATTCTTTTTTAATGTAAAAATAGTTTGAACACCATTCTTATCAACCTTCTCAAAATGGCCAATCATTTTTTCAAAAAAGATTTTATCCAGTTCATAAAAAAAAATGCTTTCCTTATATTTTTTTACTTTTCGAAGAGTCCCCATTTGTTGGTTGTAAGTAGCTAAATCCTTAGTTAGTTTTTGATGCTCCATTTCAACCTCCCAAAATTTCAAAAAATCAATGCGGGAAGAAGGATTTGTGTATTCGCTCAATAATTTCTCCATTGTCAAAACTTCATTTGACAATCTATAATTCACTTCTATAGTGTTGATATCCCCCAGAGCTTTCTCAATTATCAAATTAAAATCTCTCGACAATGGTGCTTTGCTTTTTACTCTCTGTTTTACTTTATCAAAATCAGATGGTTTGACTGCCAGATGCATTGGTATTTTTTTTCTGACCTTATTTAAAAACATCTGTAAATAGACCGCACAGGTTCCATCTGTGCGAATATGATCTTCTTTGATCACAATTTTGGTGGTCAATTTACCACTAAACTCCCCACTCATAATCTGTGGGTAGTTTAGTGGGACGTAAGTACTGTTTTTTTGAGATATCAACATACGTGAATTTTTTTATAGTTACCCGCAAACTGCTAAAGGCGTGATTATTACACTCTTTTAGTGTAATAATCACGCCTTTAATAATACGGTATTGTGGCCGCGACAGGGTTTTTATAAATCTCGTTAGATACTGCAAAATCAGCCTTTGTTTGTTTTATTGGGTAGTTTGTGGGTATTGATTTATTTAAAAATCAATTTTCACAATACTTTCTTTATATGATCATGCATCTCTTCCAACTTATGCATCAATTCTAGATTACTTACTATTTTACCATATTTAGGTTTAGGTTCTGCTAATATCATTTCTTCTTTAGCTCCTAAAAACATGTTAGGTTCGTCTTTCAATAACCAGTTTAAATTTAGATTTGGAAAAATCTCCATTAATCTCTGTATAATTTTAGTTCCCACAACCTGAGTGCCTTTTGTATAGGCATGCCATTGGTTATAACTAAGATCAAAATCTTTGCAAAACATTGGTAAATAGGACTTTTCAGGATACTCCTTATCCTTGCAATATGTCGATACTAGACTGACAAACTTCTCTCCATCTACATACATAAATTGGGTTTTTTAGAAAATATACATAAATCTATTTGGTTTACACATTAATCTATGTATATTTGTAGAACTAAAAACGAATAAACATAGAAATAACGATGAACAAAGATAACATTATTCTAGTAGAAAAAAACAGTGGAATCACCCCAGAGGCCATCTCTGAGGCTTTGGAGAGTCTCCCTCAAAACTACATCGTTCAGGCTTTAAAGGTTCTGGACAACTGGAAAGACAAAGGCATAATTGAAAAAACGTACACCAAAAGATATATTTCTAAGGTGAAGCTTGCTGAAGACGGTGCTTTCAATGAAGACATTATGAACGCGCTTGTAGAAGTGGGTGTGAAAAATAAAGAAACTCAAGAAAAGTTCGGACGTATAACAAAAAAAGCCTCTACATCTAATTAAAGATCTCGAGGCTTCTTAAACATTTAGCGATGACAAATATACAAATTCCCTCCGGTATTATTGACGAAAACATTGAGTTGTTTTCTACGACAGGTAAAATGATGGCCCTACACAATGGTGCTGTCAAAAACCTATTTGACCTTCCAGTTGCATTTCTGGATATTCTTGAAAAAGAAATGTACAAAAACCCATCAACATTAATTGCTCTTGAATTAGCAGGTTTTAAAACAAAAACCGATCAGATGGAAAAATTCTCTGAGTGTCGTTTAGGAGGTTTTGACATGACTGCCGACTTCAAGGACGGCAAACTTTCGGATGCTGAGTATCACGAGTGTGGTTTTCGTGGTGAATGCCCAATGGAAGGCATTGTGTGTGGTTTTTTCAGGGTAAAAGGGCAAATAATAACGCCTTTCGACATTCACATGATTAAGCTATTGGCTACTGAAGATACACTTCCTGTTATTGCCGAAAAACTACAAGTGTGCATGAACACATTTGAAACTAAAAAACAAAAGCTTTTTGAAAAACTAGCTGTTTTATCCCGCGCCAGATTAGTGGCCGTAAGCTATGATTTACAAATCTTAATGCTAAAGCCATGTTCTTAAATATTCCAAAAAATAAGCAAGCTGCTATTCTTTGTATCAAAATCAATGAGATTGGTATTTCAACAGAATATAGCGACTCCGACAAAGCCCAATTGATGGCGTTTTATCGAAAAAAATTAAAAAAAGTACAACCAAAACGCAATTTCTAACTTAAACGAAATCACATGTCAACCGAAAATATAATTACCAGAATCGCTCTTCTTCAGGAGCAAGTAGATAACCTCGAAAAATCAGGTCATTTTACAGAGAAAGAAATGGATTCCAAAACATTTTCACTGAGGGAAGAAATAAAATCTTTGCAAAATATAGCCTTCCCATTAGATACAGTTCTTGGGGTCTCCCAAACCGAACTCTCTACTCTTGTAGAAACTTTGAAAGAATGTTTTTTTACTAAAAAAACTATTGCTGAAACTTACGGGATGACTCCTGAAAGTTACAGTGAAGGCGCACGGAAACACAGCCACTATTTTTCACAAATGACTTCTCCGGCATTGATGAATACTTGGACTAATTTAAGTATGAATCAAATAAATAGAGGATAATATGAAGTTTATAAAACAATCCTCTATTGATAATTTGATTGACGAAGCCCGTATTGATGTCGTTATTGGAGCCACTGAAGAGTTGAAAAAGAAAGGTGTTCACTATTTCTGCTTTTCTCCTTTTACTGGCGAAAAAGGGACTCCCTCATTATGTGTGCATGTGGTAAAAAACTTCTTTTATGATAATTCAGCTGGATTTGGTGGGAACACGGTTCAGTTTATAATGAAGAAATATCCAACAATGAATTTCTTTGAAGCGGTGGAGAAAGTCGCTGAAATCACAGGCATTATTTTGGAATATGAAGAGCAATCAGAAGACGCTAAGAAAATTCATGACGAAATTTTCTCTATGAAAAACGTGGTGCAGTTTTGCTCGGATTTGTACCAAAAGAAATTTTCTTCGCTTAAAGCTGATGATTGGGCTAAACAAATGATGATCATTGACAGAGGATTCTCTGAAGAGATACTTCAGCAGTTTATGATTGGGTTTGCACCAAATGAAAGAAGCTTCGTTTCTACTCCATTAATCAACAACGCACATTTTGAACTTTCAAAAACATTGGGTTTTACCAATACAAAAGATGGTGCGAGTTATGATTTTTTTAGAAACCGAATTATGTTTCCCATTCATAATGACAAAGGGGATATTATTGGTTTTGGGGGGAGAAGAAGCAATCTAGAAGAAGAAGCTTCCTTTGCAAAATACCTGAATTCTAAAGAAAGCAAACTTTATCTGAAAGAGAAAGTATTGTACGGACTTTGGCAAGCCAAAAAGAAAATTGCATCCTCCGGGAAAGCTATTTTATTGGAAGGATATACGGATGTTATGGCTTTACACCAAGCCGATGCCGGTAATGCGATTGCAACCTGCGGAACTTCGTTGACTGAAGGCCACGCACGATTATTAGTGCGCTATTGCAAACACGTGATTTTGTTTCGTGATGGTGACAAAGCGGGATTGAGAGCTGTACACCGTGACATTGATATTTGCCTGAAACACGGTTTTAAAGTTGAAGTGGTGATTTGCCCAGATGGCGAAGATCCAGACAGTTTATCTAAAAAAACAGACATCAATGCTTTTATCGAAAAAAACCGTGAAGATGCGATTCTTTGGAAAGCCAAATTTTTACAAATCGAAGCCAAAAACCCGGAACTTATTACCATTGAGAAAACACTGCGTGAAGAATTAGACAAAAACATCGAAAACTTAAAGTATCAGTTGGCTACCGAGGAAGAACTTAAAGCACTTTCGGTTCATGATCGTAAATTCAAGAAAAAAGAAAATGATGAGATTTTTAAAGCCATTGCAGAACAGGAAAAAGAGTTAAAACAGGAATTGGCAGATTTGCCAAAATACGAACCTTCTCTGGTGGCTAATGCTGTCGAAAGCATGGCGAACACGCTTCATTCTATTCCAAACAAGATTGAGCAAGATGCTTATGTGAAAATGGTGGCGAAAATACTCGGGCAAAAACCCGCAGTAATAAGCGGAATTATTACATCTACAGAAGAAGCGGAAGCCCGAGCCAAAAAAGGAAAAACACAAGAAGCAGATAAAAAAGAGTTTCAGGTTCTTGGACTTCCAGAAGGTGCTGACAAAGATCAATATTTAAAAGATCGGTTTTGCGAAATAGGAAATGTGTACTGGTTTCGCCGCGAAAACTCTTTTATAATGGGAACAAATTTTAGAATCACTCCACTATTTCACGTGGAAGGGCGTGCGGATAACAAACGACTTTGTGAGGTTGTGAATCATCTTGGACACAAAAGATTAATAGATTTTGAAAGTACGGATCTGATCAATTTTACAAAAGTAAAGGAACGTTTGTTTATGGAAGGATATTTCCTTTTTGAAGCAGGTGCGAGAAGCGAAGATTTTCAATTAGTGGTAAAGAAACTGTCTGATGAATTTATAACCGCTTCAGAACTTAAAATTCTAGGATATCAGCGCCATGGGTTTTTTGCTTTTGCGGACGGAATTTATAACGACAATAATTTTCACAAAGTCAACAAATACGGTATTGTAAACGTGGAAGGATTGGAGAAAACTGATAGCGAATACAGATCAGATATTACACACTTTTATTCTCCATCACACTCAGAGATTTATAAAGCAGCCAATGAAGGTGATGATCCATTTGAAAATGACAGACATTTTATTCATAAAATCGCACCAGTTTCATTAGACCAATGGGCATCCCAAATGGTAACGGTTTTTGGTGATAAAGGAAAACTAGGCGTTGCATTTTGTTTGGCTGCAAACTTTAGAGACTTATTTATTCAGCATTATAATTTCTTTCCATTATTTGGAGGATTCGGGCAAAAAGATAGCGGTAAATCGGGATTTGGTTCTTGCCTTCAGGCGTTCTTTTATCACAATTTAAATCCATTGGAACTAAACACTTCTACACTTGTAGGTTTGTCCAGAAGACTAACACGGGTTAAGAACTCGATTGTTTTTTGTGATGAAATGCGAGACGATATTGACGAAGCCATGCACCAGACACTAAAAGGAACTTGGAACGGAATAGGCCGTGAAAAAGGAAAAGGATTTGAAAGCAATAGAACCACAGTCGATAAGATAAATAGTGCGGTGTATTATTCCGGGCAATACTTACCTACTCGCGATGATGGTGCATTGCCTTCGCGATCGATCATTACCAATTTTGAAAACAAGGAATTCACCTCCAATGAAAAAGAGCAATACAATAAGCTGATTTCTTGGAACAAAGAGGGAATTTCCTCTTTTATCCTGGACACGATCAAACACCGTGATTATTTCGCTAAAAATATGACACGGGTGTATGCTGAAACGGGCAAGGAAATGAAAGCCGCACTGAAAGAACAGGAATACCAAAACAGGGTTTTTGATAACTACATCGTGCTATTGGTAACCGTAAAAATGCTTCAGGACAAATTCAACTTTCCTTTTACGTACGATCAGTATTTTCAACTTACGAAAGAAGCCATTGTCGAAAACTCCGAAACAATTGCAGACAGTGATGGTTTGGCCGCTTTCTGGCGTATTGTGGAATATTTGGCTGACCCTGCACAACATTCGATAAAACAAGGTTCTGATTTCCTTATCGAGCGAGCATCTTCGTTTGAATATATACCGAAGAAAAATGAAAAAGCGACCTACATGAATGTCAATAGAGACAAAATCATTTTTATAAACTTCTCTAAAGTACATCAAGATTACCACAAAGAAGTTTCAAAACGTCAAGGCGAAGAAGTGATAGGAGCCACAACGATTAGAAATTATTTAAAATCAAAGAAATACTTCATTGGGCTTTTTGGAAGCAAAAGAATGGGCGATAAATGCCCGAGCGGATACGCTTTTAATTACTCGATGATGCAACGCCTTGGGATCTTGAATTTGGATGATGAAAATGACAATCAAACGGAAATGACGCTTGATGAAGTTTTTACAAAAGCCAAAAAAAACAAAGTGATTACTAACCCTGCACAATTAGAAATTCAATAATCATGACATACATCCAAATCCCCGCCGTAATTCGTCCCGCATTAAGTTCTGAGCTTTTTGGAGCCAATGACACCCCGTACCGGAATGCGTTGTTTTTCTCCAAGAAAAAGGACGAAACCTTGTTTCATGGACCGTACCACGTAGTCGAGGGTGTAAACGAATCGAATTTCATTCACCGCTACATTTTCAGGGAATTGTATGTGATTGTTACGGAAGGCGAAGGATTTAGTTTCTTGATTAATTTGAGAGTTGCCGATAAAGATGATATGCTTGACGGGGTTTATTTGAGGGTCAATTATCTCTATTACATTAAGGAAAGTGAGGATGTGATTGACGGGCCTTATTTCTTGAAACACGATACTGACCCGTACCAAATTGCTGCTTTAATCAACAAAAATATGATTTATGTAGTAGCCGAAAAGCAGAGTTTTACCCCTTTTAGTTTAGAAAAATCAGCATAAAAACAATTAATAATTAAAAAACATTTAGCAAAATGAAAACAAAAAAAGAGATTATCAAGAGTAGAAGAATTCGGGCGAGAGTTCGAGAAACACAAGCTTTCCAGAGCTTGAGCAAAATACAGCAGCGGGTTGTGAATACTGGCCAAAACATTACTGCTATTTACAAAGGATTTCAAGTGGTCAAGCAAAACGGGATTCAGCACTGGGAAACGTTCTCCCAAAATAGCCGGAACAATGCGGAGATTATCAGGGAGTTGTACGGGAATAGTTTAGAAGTAAAATTTTAGAAAATATGTATTACATCATTTCACTAACACACACCATGAAAGGGGAAAAATACCTGACATTATGGAGAGCGAATAATCAAGGATATTGTTATTCAAAAGAGAATGCCGGACTTTATGAAAATCCAAAAGAAGGCTATCACGATTCTGAAGATAATATGCCAATTACAACGAAACAGGCTGAAAAGCTTTTTCAAAAACTTCCTTACGATCATGTTTTGAAAGATATGATTCCCAATAAAAAATCGACATGGAATATTTTAAACGTGAGAATGGGGAGAAAAAATTTAAAAAAAGCAATTAAGAAAACATCAAAAATTTAGATAATATGCAAGTTACAGGAACAGTAGTAAGAGTTTTAGAAACAAAAGTAGTAGGATCTGCAGGATTTGAAACCAGAGAAATTCATGTAAAAACGGATGAGCAATACGCACAAACTTTGAGTATTCAATTTACTCAAGGTAAGGTTGTAGAACTGGATAAGTTTAGTCCAGGACAAAAAGTGAAAATTGACATTAATCTCAAAGGTCGCGAGTGGACCAATGAAAAAAATGAAGTTGTAGTTTTTAATACTATTCAAGGATGGAAAATTGAAGAATTAAAATAGATGTATTCATTTATAGAAATCGAACGGCTGTTTCAGGACTGCCGTTCCTTTCAAGAAGTACGGCAAGCAAGACAAGCCTTTGCAACAATTCATCAAGACGGAGATCTATCCAGTACGAAACTTTTTTTCGTAAGGAAACAACAAAGAATTCGATTACAACAATTAGAAAAATCAATCAACAAAATAAATAAACATGAGTAAAAAACACTGTACAGTTTGCGGACTTAACGAAAAAGCCTGCTTACATAGTTTGCAATTGAGAGAAGAAAAAACCGATTTAAGAGTGACTCGAATATTTTGGTTTTCATTAGGGTTTATATTGGCTTTAGGAGTAGTGTTTATTAATATTTATTTGAAATGAAAAATAACACTACCAAATTCCACCCAATACTGTTTTCTACGCCAATGGTTCAGGCTATACTGGAAGGAAGAAAAACCCAGACTAGGAGGATAATAAAAGATGAACTTTTACAAAATTCAACTCCAGATGATGATCTTGAATTTTTACTGCTGACTATCATCTATAAATATAAAGTGGGCGATGTGCTTTGGGTTAGGGAAACTTTTAGAGCGATTGATCAAGAAGTAGGTTCTCCCAGATTTGAGTACAAGGCAACTGAAGTTATTAATTTAATTGATAAATGGAAACCTTCTCTTTTCATGCCAAAACAAGCCTGCAGAATATTCCTTAAAATGAAATCTATTAGAGTAGAGCGATTGCAGGACATCAGCGAAGAAGATGCCAAAGCCGAAGGAGTCGATTTTGTCGAAGGAATTAACGGGAATTTATATTTTAATTATTTAAAGAAGGAGTATGGCGGTAACGAACGTTTTTCTTTTATGACCCTCTGGGAATCAATAAATGGTGATGGATCTTGGAACAAAAACCCATTTGTATGGGTGTATGAGTTTGAGCGAATTGAGAAACCTTTAGATTTTATTGTATGAGCAAAACTGAAATATACGGCTATGGTATTGTTGCCATTTTATTGCCGAACCTAATTTTCTTGATTTTTATATTGTGGCAAATGCACTATAATGGGTTTTCGTACGGTAGAAAAATACCAATGCCTCCAGAACATTTAAGACCGAAAGTAGATCTTTATCTCCATTGTTTTGAATGCGAAATTGAAACAGTAATTAAACAAGAAAAAGGAGTTTTAAGCTGCAAAAACTGCGGTTTAATTCATCAAAATAGTTAACGGCACTCGGCTTGCTCGTCGTTGTGGCGAATTCAACACAAATATTAACAAATAATCACTAAATTTTAAATTATGCCAAATACTTCCAAAGAAACCGAAATGCCACAATGCGTGCAAACCGATGTTAGCAGTAGCGCTCATCCTTTAATGGTATTGATGAAAAAATATCATAATTGTGGTATGGAATTAAGAGAAAGAAAAAAAGTAATTACAGATACACAAGATATTACTGTTATTGATTTACAAATACTAACCAATGAAAGATTTTTAACAGACCTTACAGCTTTGGCAGTTGCTATTCTTTAGTTACTGCTAACGGTTGTGGCTTGGGTTTCGGCTTGGTGCTGACAAAAAAACCATCTTTCGGATAAACACTAATCTTAACAAATACAAGACAATGGATAAATTAAAAAACAATAAAAAAGCTGAAACCAAACCACTGTTAGTGGCTGGGCTTTCTCTTGAAGAATGGATTGCCAAAGAAACCGCCCCAAGAGTACCAAGTTTATGGTCTGAAAAATATCCTGAATACTCTCCATATTTATGTGAAACGATTATTGGAGATGGATTGCAATTAGTTTATTTAGGCACAATAGATAACAGACCTTATCATTGGCTTATTTTAATTGACAGCAGAACAGATGTAAGTTCAGATGATTTTGATTTTGAAGATATTTTACAACCAATTGAAGAAGAATGTGGAAGTTGTGAAGGTGTTGACGAATGCGAAAGTTGTCAAGAAAATGAAGAAGAATGCGAATATCCAAGCAATATATCTTGGGGTGGTGGACATTGGGGAATGGTAGTTAATTTTGGTACTGGTGAGGTCGGTTCGTAGCCTTGCCACTAACGCTCCAGCGATAGGGGCTGTTTGCCTAAGTGGCGCGTAGATTCGGCAAATAGACCTTATCGTGTGTTAGCGGATTGTGGCTTTTTAAAGATAAACTTCTGGGCGGAGTTATAAAACCCAAAACAAATATTATGAATGATAATTTAAGTAGAGCCTACGAAGTGAATCACATCGAGGACATCAAAAGAAACCAAAAAGAAAATAATTCGTTACTGAAAAATTTAGTAACCAATTACGATGAAAAACAAGGCGAAGTGCTTATGGGTAAAATTCAAAGTAATGAAAATCCTGAATTTCCTATTTATTATTGCTTGTCTGAAAGCTTAACCGCTTGCGAAAATGCTATAAAAGCAAAACCAAGCAGAGAATTAGCATTAGTAAAAACCAAACTTCAAGAAGCTTTGTTTTGGCTTAATGAAGCGTAAATCTGTTTTTATTGGCGGTGGTTCTTGATTACTACCGCCATATCCGCTAACTACTATATATAAAAAACATCTGTAACACTAATAAACTTAATACCTAAGACTATGAATATCGGAAAGTATGTGGAATTGTATTCCGAAGATTTAAAGCTTAAAAATTATGCTGAAAATACTATTTCAAACTATTGCAGTCAGGTGAAATTGTTTTTAGAGTATTTTAATAAAGTAGCTACTAAGCCTTCTGAAATATCAGAGAAACAAATAAAAGAATGGTTATTGCTAGCTAATTCAATAAACGGCAGGAAGCATAGAATTTCTGCCGTGAAATTGTTTTACAAGTACACAGGCAAGCAACCATTAAAATTTAAGCACATTGAATACCCAAGAGGAGAAAAGAAACTTCCTAAAATTATTGAAAAGGATTTTTTAATAAGTCAATTGGATAAAATAACCAACAGCAAGCACAGGGCGTTGCTCACAATGACTTATTCTACAGGAATGAGAGTATCTGAGGTAATTAATCTTTTAATCTCGGATATAGACAGTAAACGGATGATAATTTTTATACGCAACTCCAAAGGGAGTAAAGACAGAATTGTTCCTTTGAGTCAGAAAGTTTTAGAGCTGTTGCGTGTTTATTTTACAGAGTACAAACCAAAAAAGTATTTATTCAATGGTCAGTTTGATCTGCAGTATTCCTCTACGAGTTGTAACCAATTGGTAAAAAAATACATTGGAAAAGATTTTCACATGCACTTGCTGAGACATTCCAACGCCACTGCATTATTGGAGGCTGGAACCGACTTGAGATACATTCAAAAACACTTAGGCCACGCCAATGTAAAAACTACAGAAATATATTGCCATGTTTCGACTGCAGCATTATCAAAACTTAATTTACCAATTTAAACCACAACACATGAAATAGTCAATAACACTCAAGCGATCGTATAAATAACTTTTATGCTTTCTGGGGAGAAAATCGCTTACAAGCAACCAGTGAAAAATAGTATCTGGTTGCTTTTTTTATGCAATAAATTCTAATACTACATGCAATCATGGGACTGTAATTAAATTATGTGTCATCAGGATACAACTATATGCCGCTCCGGGACGGTAATTAAAATTACCCACTAACAGATGTAAAATCAAAAACAATCCCGCAGTGGTTCTCCCTGCCCTCCCCCGCACCCCCGCAATGGCAAAATGTACCCAAAATGTGGAGTAGTGGAGTTGTGGAGCGAGACACTGGCCAAGAATTGGCCAGAACACAACTAAAGACACAAAAACAAATCTCAAAAAAAATTTTTTTTGGACTTTCCCCCGAACCCCCTAATTTAAAAAGCTATTGAAAGGAGTAAGGCCGAAAAACTCGGAATAAAAAGGTTCCACAGTTCCACAGTTCCACAAATTTTTTTTAATAACATCTAATCTTATAAATATCAAATACTTACATTAAAATTTCAATATTTACAAAGTGTGGAACTTGTGGAACTGTTTTTTATGGTTCCTACAGATTATGTGTTTTTTATTAATGGTTTTTGTTATAAGTATTTGATTATCAATGCGTGGAACTGTGGAACCAAAAAAACCAAAAAATATACATAAATCTATGTATATTTGTTTTTTAAAAAAGAACCAAAAATATTTTTGTATGAGTGAAAGAACAGCCGTAACCATAAATTTTCCCGTAAAACCACACGTTTACAAGTATTTACAAAATAAAGTAGGTGAAAAACTCGTGGTTACAAAGAGTGATTTCTTTGGCAGCATGGTTCTAGACATACTTTCTAAAAATTACAGTGATCTGCAGGCCGTGAAAGACGACATTACTTTCCCAGTAGAGATATCGCTGCGCTACATGGAAAAAATGGGAGTTTACATTGATAGCAAGATCATACGCAAGTTTAACACTCGTGTTGACGATGTTTTTCGAGAAGAAATGCGAACGTATGTGGGGCTAAATTACACCGCAAATAAAATTCCTAAAGAAACCAGTTTGAAGCAATTTTGTTTCAATTATAACCTTTCTGAAGACGATATTAAATTTGAAACGTTGCTTAAAGATTTACGCCGTAACATCAAGTAAATCAAGGGTACAAAAAAAACTTTTCCGATTTTGTCCCCCGATTTTTAGAAAATTTATACATTAATTTATTGATAATTTAGAATTATGATACAAGCACTCACTTCTGAGAATTACAAAAACATAACGAAGGTTTCTATTGTAGATGCCAAAGACGTTTTTTACCCAATAAAATACGTTCTACAAAAGCGCGATATCACATTTGATGAAGATTTGGCTCTTGTTATATACCCAATGCCGGAAGATATTAAGTATCCAGCAAGTAGTAAAATGACTGATGCGGGTGTTTTACGTGATTATAAGATTGATATTTCGATAAATAACCAATTACTAGAAACCGAGGTGCAACTGGAACGCCACATTAATAGACCGGTGATTGTGGTCCTGCATCACAATTATGGAAAAATAATTTTAGGTTGTAACGAAATGCCACTCGAATATAATTACACGGATGACAATACAACAAACCCACAAGGAGACAATGGTTTTAACGTGAGTTGCCGTGGAAATGCTTACTTTACTAAGGTTTCTCTTTAAATTACTGTCCTTTTCAAAGGGTTAATACAGGCGTAAAATTGTATCGTTAATAATAGTAACGAAACAATTTTACATTTTGAGCGTAAAAAATCTACATTCTTTAATCAACGGCCGATGGTTTATTGACAAACCATACGGTCATTCCCTTTTGCCTTCCTTATTTTCTATACTGGAAGGCAAAGATATTTCTGTTAAGTCTGGGGAGCGGGAGCCAGATATTTTTATTTCATTAAAAAAATCGAATTCAGCACTAATAGCTGCTTCAAAATTTGACTCTGGAAATAATGAAAGCGAGTATGTTGCTGTCATTAATTTGAAAGATCCTATCTACAAGTATAGTCAAGAATGTGGACCCAGTGGCACAAAATCAAAAATGCAGGGAATGAAATCCTATGCTCAAGATCCAAACTGCATTGGTGTGGTTCTGGACATTGATTCAGGAGGCGGTCAGGTTTCTGGAACTCCAGAGTTATATGATTACATCGCATCATTCAAAAAACCTGTTGTTGCTTATACCGATGGTTTAATGTGTTCTGCTGCTTACTATATAGGAAGTGCTGCTTCTCACATCATTGCAAATAAACGTGCTGATGCTATTGGTAGCATTGGTGTGATGGTTTCATTTATTGACTTTTCAGGTATTTACGAAAAACAAGGTGCAAAGCTGATCACTGAATATGCTACACAATCAACAGAAAAGAACAAAGCTTTTGAGGAATTGTTGAAAGGCAATCCAGAACTCTACATCAAAACAGAATTAGATCCAATTGCTGAAGATTTTATAAATGACATCAAAGCGGTTCGTCCTGGTGTTGATCCATCCGTTTTTAAAGGTGGAACCTGGAACGCTCAAGAGTCATTGGATAAAAAACTAATTGACTCCATTGGCACGCTTCAAGATGCCGTGAATAAAGTTTTCGAACTTTCAACTACAGGAAATTCAAATTCAAATAATAATTCAAATTCAAAAAAGGGAACTATGTCAAAAAAGACTAAAAGCTTTCCTGCAATCCAAAAACTGATTGGAGTTGAAGGATCTGGTATCGCTACCATTTCTACAATTACAGGAAATAAAGGAGTGCAGCTTTCGGAAGCGCAACTCGAAGTATTAGAAAATACTTTAGTTGCAAATGAAGCGGCTATTACTGCTGCAACTGGTAAAGTAGCTACAGCCGAAGGCGTTGTGACTGCATTAGAAGGATCTGTTGATGCAGTTCTTACAACTGCGAAAGTAGCTGTAGCAGCTGAAGCAACAATTGAAACTAAAATCACTTCACTTGGAGCTGAAATTGCAAGACTGGGAGCTATTCCTGGTGCAAAAGCAACTAAGCCAAAAGCGGAAGGTGATTCTTTTGAGGATAAAGATAGCATTGTGAATGCTAAAGACGGACACAATGAATTGTATAACAAAGCTTAATTTTTAGATCATGTCAGTAAACATCGACCAGATTTTAGAGGAAACGAAACGTTTCAAGGATCAGAATCCTACTATTTTGAACGGGATGATTATGTCTAGCGAAATTCTTTTGAATAAGATCGCGAGATTAGTTCCAAAAATCCGTGGAGAGTTCGCTACGGTCAATTCCTTAATGGGTCACGTAGTGCAACAATTTAGCACCACATGGACAGAAACTGCGGATGTGCAATTTCGTGGAAAGCAATTGAAAAACTACCACCAAAAAGTAAATTTTGCTTTTACTCCTGCCGAAGTTATCGGTTCATGGATTGAGCAAAAGTACGATGAAGGTGTTGAGTTGAAAGACAAAAGCATTTCTAAACACGTAATGACAATGCTTGCCAGTAAGGTAATTAGCGATGTAAACTTATTGTCAGTTACTGGTGTTTATGATGCAGCGCAGCCTACAGTTTTCGGAAAATCAATGGATGGTTTGAATGAGATTCACCGAAAATTATTATTGAACACGGATAATCCTTGTTTCGTAATTCCTACTGATGCTATTGATGATAACAACATCTTGGATGTAGTTTTGGATTTTGAGAAATCAATACCAAAACAGTACAAATCTTTGATCAAAAACATCAAGATGAGTGATACCAATGCAGAGAACTACTCTTTGAAATATGAGGATTTGTATGGTAAAAATACAAACTTCACGGATGCAAAAGGATTGATGACTCGTTTAGGAAAACGTTCTATCATCTCAGTTCCTAATATGAGTGATGCTCGTATTGAAGCTACGCTAGAAGGAAACTTGGTGCGTATGATTGATGTGATTGAGAACCCAGGTACTATTACTGATGTTCAAAAATTAGATTATAAAATCAAAGTTTTTGGAGAATTCACACTTGGGTATGACTATGCTGTGAATGAGTTGGTAATCCTTAATTCTCCAACAATACTATTAAGAGGGTTGAGAAATGCAACACTGAATGGATTGTACTATCCAGAAGAAAATTTTTAATCCTTTAGGAAATTATGAGTATAGAATTAATAAAAAAAGCAACAGAGCTCGGCATTGATAATGCCGGGGCTCTTACTGCTTATCAATTGAAAATAGCAATTAAGAATGCAGAAAATAAAACAGATCAAGATGCTGCGATTATTTCTCAAGCAACAACGCTTGGTCTAGAGGTGGAAGGAAAAACGGTTGACCAATTAACTGCTGAAATTGCAGAATTACAAGAGTTGTCAGCTCAAGTAAATCAAGCATCACGTGATGCGGAATTGCTTTCTATATTATCAGAATACTTAGGTATTGCTGATATTGACAGCTTAAGTAAAGAAGAAGTTGTTGCTTTACTTGAAGCCAAAAAAGCGGATGAAGCTGCAGGAATTGAAGTAGTCGCAGAAGTTGTTGCAGAAGGCAGAACTGACGAAGCTGCAAAAAGCTCCAATGGTTTAGAATATGTGTTTGCAGATGATGCTCCGGCAGCGTTCAGATACTTAGGAGTTCACCGTACTCAAAAAGAATGGATAGCTGACACTGACGCTATTGATTTGATGGCTGCGGGTAAATTATCATTTTTAACCTTAAAAAAGTAAAGCTATGGCGTGTTTTGAAAATATTGCAATAGAGGATTTAGATGCTTGCATCAACAGTGAAGTACAAGCTGGAGTATCTGAGGTAGGAGTTTATTATGGTATTCATGATCAAATAATCACTTTTCCAATGCCTTTGAATGTAGGTGATGTGGGATATGATTATGAGAAGGCTGTTGCTGTAACTACTCCAATAGCATTTACAGCAGGAAAAGGATTTGGAAAGATTACAGTACAATCTGATTCAGGAGAAGTAATGGTTGATGTTGTTGGGAATAAAGGTAACAAGAAAACCAAGGTTTCCTTTGGTTTCTATGTTCCTAGCAATAGTAAAAAACTGTTAGGAATGGTTCGTACGTTGAAAAATGTTCCATTGATATTTTGTGTGTCTGAAAGAGACGGTCAAAAGCGTTTGATTGGAGATAAATTCAATCCTGCATACATGACTGAAGTAAAAGGAACTACTGGAAAAGGTGGTGAAGATGACAAAGGAGTTCAATTTATGATTGAGTCTTATTGTGTTCCGATCGTATACGAAAGTACTCTTCAGTTCCCGGCTGTAACACCTTAAGATGAATAAGTATTTTGAAATAGTAAATCTAATTATTCCTTGTGCTTTCCTGTTAAAGGATGGTGCAAGGTTTGATTTACGAACCGGGATCCCAAACAACTCCCTTGAAGTTTTCAAGACTGGATTTGCACATTTGGGATTAAAGCCTGGTGCGGAAGAGCTTTTCAAGAAAGAGAAAATCACTGATTTAATCCTGTTGATTCAAAAAGCAAACCGCATCGAAGACGTTGAAATTTTGGCTTTGGCAAAACCTGACAGTGAGAAAGTTCAGGAGGAGGCAAAAAAGAAATTAGAAGAATTTAAGTAACCAATTTAACCTTCATATTTATGAAAAAGTTTTTAATTATCGCATTTGGGCTCATGGCCTCGTGCGTTTCGGCAATGACCTTGCCAGACAACGTTCCGGTTGTCAGTTATGAAAAAATGACTATTGAACCTATTTCGCTTTTTGCTGATGTGGTTTTGTTAGTCGACAATTATGTTGTTTCGGATTTTGTTGTAGAACTTCGAAACCCCTTGCAACTGCAAACATTTAATTATGTAGCAACTTTGAATGTCAGTGACTCAAAAGGTTTTTATAAACCTATTGATTACGAAAGTTTCATTAAAATTAATCCTAATGTCAATTATGATATTTATAAAGCAAGGGATAGATTTAAGAATGAATTGTATGTCGATGATCCGTTTCGAATACAAAATATACCTAGAAAGTTGGTGTTTTAGTTTAATATTTTTTTGGTTTAGTTAATTTGAAAAGCTCCGGATATAATGTTCGGAGCTTTTTTTAAAAGTTGGTTTTATGGATATTCAATCGTGGTTTGCTTCTCAAGGTTCTTATGCTGATGGCGTGATGCTTTACAGCAAATTACCTACTTGTAATGGAAATATTCTAAGAAGCTTCGCTAGAGAAAACACTGCCAATTTTTTGAAACTGAAATACGAGCTTAAGAAGGCTTCTTTATCACTGACCGACACGAATGTCGCTCAGTTGGTAAAAGTTGCAACTGAGCAGATTGCTTCGATTCCTCGCAATGACAAATCAAAGGAATCTGAGCCTTTACTTCAGGAAATCATAAAACAATCGGTGGCTGTTTCTTTTGAAAAGGAAACAATGGCGATGTATCCAATGGAATTGCACTCCACCTACCGTCAGAGGGTGAGTGATTTTTATTTAGCATGTGAGCTCAAATTCCAATTGAACTCTATTGCTGATGATGACGAAACGAATGCGCTTAACATTATTGTTCAACTCGATGATCTGTGGACCAGGATTGATCGTGCGTGGATGATTCTAGGTC